GACAGGATCACCAAAATGAGGCACTTTTCCACCATCATAAGTTTTTGCTCTTGATTGTGCCATTGGAATTGTTCCTTTCTCTGATATAGGTAATTCTGGGAATGTACTTTGATCTATTGCATGCTTTGTAATAACTTTATTCAATTCTGTTACATTAGGTGAAAATATTTTGGCTGTATCAGATTTTATATTAATTGTTGATGCGTTACCTCTAGATGAATCTATTTTTGTTGAAATATTATCTCTTATTTGAGGTTTTACTAATTCTACTTCTCTACGTACAGTATTATATAAAGCTGGATTATGTTTGAGTTTGTCTTTTAAAATCTCTAATACATCTGTTTTTCCTAATATACAAATATCATCTTCTATTTCTTCCTTTATGGTCAAATTATTTTCTTTGTATTGTTGTTTACTTTTATATTGAATAAATGTTTTAGGTGATGTAATTCTAGGTACTTTAAATATAGGATTTATTGCACTCATCCAAGTTAAAGCTTCTAATACAGGAACAAAATCTGTGGAAGTTTGTAATTTATTATAAACCATAACTGTCAATGTTCCAATTGGTATATCTCCTTGTAATTGAAACCATGAATTTGGATTAGTAAATGGGATAGCAAGTTCCACAATTCCTGATGTTGCCGCAGGTATAATTTGATGTTGTAATGTAGTCAAGTTTATTATATCTGATAACATAGGTTCACATTGTGATGGTGAAGCATATGGCACAAAGACTGCTATTAAATTTCCACATGTAAATTTATTTCCATTAACTTGTACTCGTACATTAAAAGCTATATTACCTTGTGGTCTCCAATATTGGAATAAATTAAAAGGTTCTGTTACTGCTAGATTTACTAATAAATCTTGTGGTATAGAATATTGAGCAATAATATCTCCAGTATCCATTGTTGTATCCCATAGAGATGTTCCAACGAATGTCATTCTACCAGTTAACTTTTCAACACTCATAGCTGGTTCATTCATTACGGATTCAGCTCGCCCTATATAAGACGATGCTAAACCATAATCTTTAGCTATAATATGTGGTTCTGACATTTCTGATATTGTAATACCTGCCTTTGTAGTTGCTACATTAGAATTAGCTTCTAATTGATCATTCTGAATTAACATGTGATGTTCTCCTTCTTGTTGTCCGTCTGTTATTAAATTGTTTTTCTCCATTTTGATTTGTATGCTAAGTGGATTCGACTCAATATTGAGAGGATCGATCTTAACACGGGCTTTGGCATAAAGAGAATTATCCAAGTCTGCGAAGCACCCCTTTGTTCTAAAATAAGAATCTAAATAAAACCACTCTAATGGTTGCAGAATTATTTGGTTCTCACTCGCACATTTTAGAACAATTCTCATAAAATCATTGTATTGTTTCTGTCCGTAAAAATATAAAAAATGAGATATACTATTAAGTATTTGTTGATAAGCTTCTATTGGTGGTAATATACTAGTTTTATACCAATATATTGATTCTGTAATTGTATTATAATCTAATAATGGAACATATGTATTATATAAAAATCCTACTTTATTTTTAAGAAATGATATTTGTTCTATATTTTTAATACTTAAATCCTTTGATTTTGTTGCATCTGTTATTTCATAACCAAATTGTTTCATATATGTAGCAAAAGTATTTTGATTAAACCAGGAAGCTATTTCATTAGATACAGAAAACACATAATCATCTCCGAATATTTTGTCTCTAACTAATGATCGAAAATAAACCATGGATGCATATTTGATATCAAATTGTCTAGCTAATGCAAGATAAGATATTCTAATATATAATGCATTTATAAGAGTGTTAAATAATGCAGTTATAAAACATCCAGATGGATTACCATT